CCAACATATCCATGAACCGGTTCTCTTTTTTCTTGATGAGATGGATGCAATCGTCATAGATGATACAGTAGGAAGGTTTTCCCTTCTTCTTCTTGTCTTTACATTCTTCCGTGTGGGCATCAATCTTGGCGATGATATCTTCCAATACATCGTTATTCAATGTTTCGTAATACTGATCGTCAATGTCTTCGATGAGTTCGTGTACCTTCGGATCGTTCTTTGCCGTTGGTGAAATGAAAAAGATTTTAGAAAAGTGCTTGTACCATGGACTCTCCTTTTTCTCCAATAGATTGAGGATAAGAGTTGTCTTGCCAAGTCCTTTCTTGGCAAAGATACCGTAATTACAAGGTTTCATGGGTAGAGGGGTTTCCTCTCGGCATATTTGATTATCAAGAGGAGCGAGGGCTTTCGTTAGTTCACTTGATTGTTCGTGGATCATTTATTATACTGTTGATATTTTATTCTTTCTTTTCTTCATAAACTATTCTTTTTAGGAAGTTCTTGTATATATATACCCTATACTATTATTATATCTTAAATTCTTATCTTAAATATATTCTATGTCTAATTATTCTACGTGTATGTTTTCCTCAGTTCTCAGAAAAACTGAGGTAATCTATAAATTTCTTCAAAATATGCCAACTCATGGAACTATTTTTAAGATTTAAGATTTGAGATTTCAACTTTTCTTCTTGTTATATCTAAATTTTATTTTTATTGATTTTTTTTCTCTCCATACATAAAGAATGTCTGGAAAGAAGAACAAGATTTTAGATGCCGGCGAAGTCGTCCTCGTGAACAAGCCAACCGAACCCAAGTCAATCGCCCCGACAACCTTGGAGAAGATGAAACCAAAGAGGGAATTAAGCGAGAAACAGAAAGAGAACGTTGCTAAGCTGATCGAGCGAAACAAGCAACGAGCCATGGAACGCCGAAACGTTATTACCAATAACATCCCCGAGGTGATTCCTGAGGACAAGATAGCGGTAGTGGTTCTACCCAAACGAAAATATGTTCGTAAAGCACCAGCGTGGAATGCACGTCTCCCGACACAGTCGACTCCTCCAAGTCCAGAGGATACGGAAGAAGAGAGCGACTATGAACCTGTTCCTCGTCCCAAGAAAGAAACGAAAAAGAAAATAGTAGTGAAAAAGGCGACCAAGCGATACGAGACGGAGACGAGTGCAACGAGCGACGATGGGTATGAAAGTGATTCAAGTGAAGACGAGCAGAAAGTAGAGAAGTATGTTCGCAAGGCAAACAAGCGGATCGAGGCAGTTCAAGCGATCGAGTCTCGTTTGAAGAAGATGAGTAATCCATATGAGGCAAGGGGTTTATCTATCTTTTGATGAAAAAAAAAGTTTATTTTTTATTTTCTCTTATTAAAATAAAAGATGTCTAAACCATTCAATAGAGACTACGTACGGGGAACTACAAACGAACAACTGAAAACAAGCATGTCATACACGACGTTCCTAAAAACAGACGACGAGATTGAGGGTGTTAGAGGAGACTATACTCCGACTATAAAAATCGTGGAAACTCGTATAGATAAATTAGAAGTAAGCCCTTGTACCGATACAAGATTAGTTTACAAATGAAAATTTCTTCTATATAATAAATGACAACACTCTTGGAAGTTATGAATTATACATACCATGTATCGTCATCCCAGAGACAATCGGGAACAAATACAAACTTTAACATTAACCTAGCCGAAATCGTCAATCTTCAAGCCAAACGAGGTATGTTTCAAATTATCTTTAACTCTGTTCAAATTCCTTTTACCTTTTACCAGTTAAATTCGACAAATTCTCTAAATATTCTTTCGGTAGTTATAAAGAATGGTAATGACGCATCGTCATACGCAACAACCATTACTCTTACCCAAGGAAACTACACGCCCTATACTCTCATCACAGAACTTCAAACGAGACTCTATGAAAAATGTTCCAACGCCCCAATTGGCAAGACATCCTTCTTTCCTAAGTTTACCTCCGCCTATTCTACCTCCACTGGATACATCACGTTCTCCATGGACGGAACGACCGTGCCCGCTTCTTCCTTTATTACCCTCAGCTTCTCAACAAACACTAACGCAAACACTGGGGGGTTTTTCGGTATATCAACTATTACGCCAACGGATGTAAGTTTTGGTGCATCGTTCACTGGAATATCGACCCAACCATGCGTCCTTAATCCGATCAACTACCTTCTTGTTCGTAGTTCGTTGAAGCAATACCGCAACAGAGAGTTTATCACTGTGCCAGATGACGTGAGTGATGTTGTCTACAAAGTGCCAATAACTACTGTTCAATCGAGTTGGATCAACTTTTATCAATCAAGCGAACCGCTCTATATTGTCGATAACGCCATTCAAACGATCAACTTCTATCTAACGGACAATCTAACGTATAACCCGATCAACCTTCAATTAATTCCATGGGCGTTTTCGTTTACCCTACGAGAAGTGATTCGTCCAGACTACGAAGCTCTCAACGCTCAAATATCCGGTAATATCATGAGAATACCACTTAATGACTTAGAAGAGGAGAAACGGATATTAGAAGAGCAAATGGTAAAGGAAAAGAATCGTTTGGAACTCTATAAGAAAAAATTAGAAAGAAATAAAATCGGAGAATAGATAAAGGATGTTCTATCATACAGAGAAGGGTAAGCGAGTCTATATCTTTAATACTCGTCCTCGAAATCTATCACGTGGCGGACTGATCAAAGATAGTCCCAAAATCAAAATAAAGGACGAAGACACGATATCCTCCCTATTAGAGTACGGCTCTCTTGTTGTGCCAGTACCGGTCATGAAGAGTGGTGTCATGAACGGATACAAAGGTAAGATAACAGGAGAGAAACAAACAGATAAAAGTAAATTGGGTCAAACCATTGTTATGCCAAACGAATTGGTTGTAAATAAACGACATGCATCAAAGGTAGAAACTTTTCTACGAAGAAAAGGTATTACTTTACCACTACCTCACTGATTTTTTACTTTTTCTTTTTATTTTCTATGGTTAAATAAAAAGACATGGTTTTAGTTCAAATCCTTATTACTCCATCGGCAGGAGGTTTAAACACCGCAAGTGGTAAATTCCAAGTCGTCCCCATTACCGGCAAGTGCAGTATTCGAGTTCTCGCCGTTTCCTACCATGACAGTTCCGCTGCCACCACGAATCGTGTCATCCAAATCGTAAGTGATAATCTCTATTTCGCCTACTCCCCTCTACGGTATATAACTCTTATGTCGAATGTCTCCGCCTACTGTCCCATCGATAACTCTCTCCATGATTACCATCTGAAAAACCAACAGTTGAACGGACAGCTACAACTTTCCGTAATCGATAAAGCTACGGGTGTCGAACCGGTCAACTTTACCAACTGCTTGATTTCGTTAGATATCGAACAGATTGATAAAGAATATACTGAATAAAAAAAATCTTGATATAATAAAATGAAACCCAAACATCATTGCCACATTGGACGAACCGGCATCACTCACTGTGCCAAGGAACAAGTTCTACTTATCCCAAATCAGCCGATCAATTCCGAACCCATACGGCACACGCAACCGATCAAGATGGAATATTTTGGAAAAGATAAGAAAAAATCAAAATATCAACGAAATTAGAAGAAAAAAAAATAAAAATTTTAAATAAATTTCTTTTGCTATATTATAAAAGAAATGTCTCTTCACACAGTTGGTAGCGACGCTCATTACATCTTACCCGCTTCGTTCGACTCAGTTCCCGAGGCTTTCCGTTCAAACAAGACCAGTAAGCCAATCCCTTGCTCTCTGCAAACGGTAAACGTTCCAGCTCTCTCGGGAAACCAGACACTCGGTGGTAGTTCAATCGTGCAAATTCCATGCGGAGCTGGTGCGGGCATTCTCATGAACCCTTATATCCGTTTCACCCTCCAAATGACCGGCTGTACTTCAACCGCTAACGGTTCATGGTCATTCAAGGGTGCCGCTCAGGCAGCTACGGCGTGCATCAATCGTCTCTCCACGTACGTGAACAGTGTGCAAATCGACAACCAACAGAATGCATGGGCTTTATATGACACTGTGCTCACCCACTCAACGTCAGCAGATTGGCTCAACCATGATGGCTCTCTCCTCCTTGGATCAGGTGTGCCATACTTCAATACCGTTGCAGCTGCAACCGAATCCAAGAACTATACGTTCGTTGTTCCCCTCCTTGGTCTCTTAGGCTCTCAACAGGCCATGCCCCTCTACTTGGTAAACGGTACACTTCAAGTTCAAATCGATTGGGCTTCAAGCGTTTATCAAATCTACACCGCTGGCACAAACGATCCGGTGTTTACCAATATCCTCGTTCAGAACGTCCAAATTGTGTACGACAAAATTATGCCAGAAGAGGCGTTCGTTTCAAAAGTCCGTCAGGACATGATGGGCGGACAGAAGTACGTCTTCGGCTATACCAACTTCTCGACAACTGTTCTTCCCATGACGTTCGCTGCCTCGGGTGGTACGCTTAACTTGAACTACGGCCTGAACGTATCGTCCCTGCGAGGAGTCGTGATGGCACAATATCCATCGTCAACACTATCGACATCCGGTTCAGCTCCATCGATTTCAAACTGTTTGTCGGGATTCCAAGTGTCTCTCGACGGTCGCCTCATCTCGTCCTTACAGCTCAATACAAACACCGATCCATCGTTGGTCTTCGCCGAGATGAACAAGGCGTTTGGCCGTATCTTCGATGCCAGTATCACAGACTTGGGTGCCAACAGTGCTACTGCCGCTGCAGCTGTAAGCAACTCGAATGCTTCCGGTGGTACATTCTTGACGAACTATTGGGCAGCAGGTGCCAGTTGCCAACGTGTAAACGAGGGACTTTGCTTCCAAGGCTCTCCGTGCTCGATTCTCAACGTGCAGCTTACATGGGGTGGTTCGGCGGGTTCGATTACTCAGGTATCGTCCACGAACTACGTCATCCTTATCAGCGACTTCCAGCTGTTGATCGATGCCACGGGCAGCGTCGAGATTGTGCGTTAATCAGAAACATAAAAAATATTTTTATAATAATTTCTCTACTATTATAAAAAGAACATGGGACAGAAAGTAAGCAACTTCTTCTCAAACGTAGGAAAGACAATCCTCAAAGCAGGAACTTCGGCAGTGGGTTCATTTATCCCATATGTCGGCCCATCACTCGCCAACTACGTCAACTCACAATACAAGAAAGGAGGTAAAGTTTCTAAATTTGCCAAAGGTGGTATTCTGGAAAATGTTCCAGCAGGAGTAAAACGAAGAGCGGTCAACTCCGTAGAAGGACTTCGAGCTCTTGTTCGACAATACCCCAACGAAGCCCGTTTAGCCGGACTAAGCGAAGAAGATATCCACCCAGCAGAAGAACAAGTCGGTCGTGAAGAAGTGTACGACTTGGGCTATGAAGGGCAAGGAGCCGGTCGTAAAGACGTTCAATATCAAAAGCGCAAGAAGGGCGGAGCCATGGAAGTTCCAGCGTGTGCACACGGTGGTGTAGCGAGTCTTCCGGTATCTAACCTTGATAGACTAAATCGTTTCGAGCACGGGGGGGTAGCGGGCGGACGAGACTCGGGTGAACAGTCGTTTGTAGTTCTTCAACACGGACATCCATCGGAGCGTCGACGTTCGAAGAAGTTTGTTTCCTAATAATAGTAATCTTACCTTTGTTATGAGCATCAAAGAATCCTCTCATCTTTTCCATAACCTCTTCGTCGGTTAATTGATCCGCTGTTTTCATGGTGGCGATTTGATCGATGATTTGTTTCTCGACTTCTGCTTGGAGTGGGGCTACTATGTTTTGCTCTTCGACGTGTTTCTCAACGTCAGCGATAGTAAGGAATGAACTCATTTTATATTAAGCAATATTTTTTTTAATCCAAAAAAATATTTATTAAGTCTACGCCGTATAGTTTATGTATGTTTAACGTATTTCATTTGTTCGGCAACGGAGTGCCCCATCTTCTCTGCATCCTCTTTCATCTCCTTCAAATTAATACCACCATACTTATGCGTAAGATAGATGTGTCTTAGGAGCGATGTCGACACTGGCTTATCGAAGAAGCCATAGAGAAGATTCGTCAACTGTGTTGCGTTAATCTTACCGGTCTGTTTGCTATTCATTAACAACCATTCATGAGGATTCAACTTCTCCCAAGCGTTGATGATACTCTTCAACTTACTTGGTATCTCCTCCTTCTGTTGCTTATACTTGTTGGCAGTCTTGAACTGATTAAAGACAAAGTAGGGTTTACGCTTCTCTGTCTTCATGAAGTTGTCCTTCTCGGTATCGATGTCTCTCAACTTGAACTCTGTGAAGTCGAGACTGCGACGAGGTGGGATGAGTAGTAGGCACGATAGGAGAACGTACATCTGCACTTTAACAAACTGCTTCTTGTCGATCGAGCTTCTCTTCATGAGTGGCGATACTTCTTGTTCTAAGGTTCGATACATCTTCATGATGTCATCGTATTCCATCATACCCTCCTTCTGTCGATCAGTGAGTTTCTGTTCATCTGCTTCATCATCTGTCTTCTTGCCATCATCGGTCATTTGACGACGAAAGCATTCGACGGCTTCCTTAGCGTGTGCTTCCTTATCGATGAAGACGACGAGAGCGGAGAGACGGGTCTTTCTATTTTTTGGGGGGACATCCGTAAGATGCTTTTCGATTTCTTTGTAGTGCTTGATTACATCATCCGGTTTCTCAATCTTGATACCCATTTGCTTTGCAAGGTTATTCACGATAGACGTGTACGTTCGGAGAGAACCAAGAGATAAGTCCGGACGATTCTTTTTGAATTGTTCGATCAGTGTCATTTTATTTAAGAGAGATAAAATTATTTAACTAAAATAATTTTAATGTTATATTTAATAATTGATGAATATAAACCAAACATATTAACCAAAAGAGCAATAACATAACATAAACCATACATATAAACCAAATAAACCATAAATATAGCTGTTATACAGTATATAAAAACGTTTTTATACTTATTCCTACCCTTATAATTGTGGTTTATTTGGTTTATATTGATTGGTTTATCGTATATCGTTTGGTTTATATCCATTATATATAACAAGATAAAAATAAAAATGATTTTTGATTTAAAAGTTTCTTATTATATATAAAAGAAGATGTCTGAAACATTTACGGAATTATTTACGGAGCTTCCAACGGATTTGCAACGAGTTGTCTATCAACATCTCTTCTCCTATTGCTTGGAGGAGATTAACGTATACGATGAAAAATATGAATGCGAAGAGTGTGGAGGATGCAGACAGAACGTAGGAAAAGTTATAGAGTATACCGATCATATGGGAGAGCTCCAAACATGGTTCGATAAAGAAGTTATCTGTGATAAAATGTGTCGGTCATGTTTTAATGAATGGTTTAGCGAACAAGAACCAGATGATGACTTTGTAGGTGTTGCTACTTGGCATAAATGGGAGGCAACGCATACTCGTTATAATATGTGCAAGCGTTGTAAGAAAGATATTACACAGAACGATATAAAAAAAGGAAGGGGCGTGTATGAGACGTATCAATATGGAAGTCTGGAATACTTAGAAATTACAGCAGATTTATTTTGTTTTGATTGCTCTCTTGATTTAAGTGAACTATATGGAGGATGTTATGAGTGCATGTGCGATAAATCTCGTATGCATTGTGGAAAAGACGAAGACGAAGATAACGAATAAATTTATATAAAACTATTATATAAATGAAGTGGTTCGACAAGACAGTAAGCCAGAGACAAGAAGATGTTCTACGACTGCTTAAAAAATACCCTGATAAAATTCCCATCTATATCACGGGAGAAAAAATCTCATTGAATAAGTTTTTACTTCCTTACGATATTACGATCGCTCAATTAATGTATACCCTTCGAGAGAAGACATCGATGCCCCCAACCGAATCCATATTTCTATTCTTTGGGAAACGAAGAGAGATGATGCCGAGCAATATGATGATAAGAGAGATATACGACAAACTGAAAGAAGAGGACGATATGTTGTATGCCATTTATAGTAGAGAGAATGTTTTTGGATAATTACCATAATAGATGAAGTGCCAGTTGTTCCCCGATCGATGTTTTGGTATGGCGTAAGCGATAGAGTCTTCTACGCTCGTCTGCATAAGCTTTGCCCTTCTCCGCCCAATACGTGGGATAGTCTGCATACCCAATCGCTCCTATGCTTCCTATCTTCTTTCCATTCTTGAATACATCGATTTTTTTCTTTGTGTTTTTCGAGGGCTTTACTGTAAGTCCCCATTCTTGGGCTCGACGATATGTATACTCTGTAATGTGATACATTTTATTATTCCATTAGAAAAATAAAATCAACGTTTCTTTTCTACCTTGTATTGTTCATAGTCGCTTACACGAAGAAGGTAGGCTCTCGCTCGATACCCATCACCGCATCGGATCGACTTGACTCCTTCCTTTGAACAGTCTGTACGAAGAACATCGGTTGGGATAACATAACATGTTTCCTTATCACCTACGACGAAGTAGCCGTAGTAGTCTGCCGTGGTCTTCGTTAGCCCCGATGGAGTATTGCTTCGTTCGTATTCGATACAGAAATTACCGGTCTTCGCCGAAAGCTTATCGGCTTTAATTTCATAGGTAGTATACTTATCTCCTTTCTTAACTCTAACATCCCAATCGTCAAATCGGGATGTCGGAGGACATGGTTCAACACTATCAACATCGTTGTATTCTAAGTAATCCAAAAACTTCGTTTCGTATTTCTTGCCAAATTCTAAATCGGCGAAGAACATTATTTATATTAAACCAAGATAAATAAAATTCGTTATTTTTATAAGTTTATAAATTAATCATTTTCAAATAATTGAATACATAGGGTTTGGCTTGGATGTTGCCGTATAAGTCTTTTGCGTTCGTACGTTGAACCTTCTCCTCCAATTTAAGAATCTTCTTGATCGATTCTAAGAATTTACTTTTACTCAATATCTGCATATTACTCTCCGTAGCAAACGTTGCATACTCACTATGTAGGTCGTCAAGTGTAATGTAGTCGTTCTTGTTAGCCGTCTTCTCTAATTTCTTATCATCGATAAATGATAGAACCGAATCCTTGCTCTTAATCTTATCATCTGTATATTTCTCCGCTTCCTTTGAAATAACGATTTTCTTACCATTATCATAATACTTCTTCGCATAATGACATATATTCGTAAAGAATAAGTCAAGATGTGATAGAACCTCTTTCTTCTTGTCATCGCTTGGGGTGAACTTATTTCCAAAGTGGAAACATAACAATCGATTACGAAATGCTTGATCGTCGCTAATCTTCGGAAGTTGGTTTGTCGCAATAAGGGGAATACATGAATAGCGAACTTGGATACTCTCGCTACCTCGTCCTCCGCACTCTCGAATATCGTCCTTATCGCCTCCCGTCATTTTCTTCAAGAACGTTTCGTTGAACTCATCGTTTTCTGCCAACTCGCTTAGAATAACCATACGACTGTTCAATAGCTTCACCTTATCGCCATCGTGGACTGAATCGTTCTTCTGTTTAATAAACGTTCTCTTGTTTCCATTAACCGCAAAACCCTCGATCATGTCCTCATATACTTGAACGAAGAGAGACTTGCCGTTATCACCACTTCCAATAAGGTTGATGAACTTCTTCAACGAGTTCTCACCGGTGAGCATATACGCCATACAGTAGAGAAGACACTCTACGTGTTCGGGAGTTGGATATACGTATATTTTCTCTCCATTCTCGTCTTCTTTGATAACCGTTAACAACTCTCGATGATAGTTAAATACGTATTCGCTGAGAGATGCTTCTTCCATTGGTACGATTTGACGGTTAGTTGTTTTCGTAAAGTAGTCTTCCTTTGTTCTATCTCGAACGATTCCGGTTTGTAAGTCGATTACTTTATTACAAGCAATAGGAAACACTCCTTGTTTGCTATCGAAGTTATTAATGATAAACGCATCGTCTGAGTGGGAGCATACATGAGATTTCAACTGAACGATGATACTACGCTGTGTCGCCGTCGAGCTAATACGCTTCTTCTCGTTGTCTACGATTTTTGGGTCTGGCGATGTTTCGATCAGTGGAATAAGAATAGAAGGGATGTTATGATAGAGATAGTCGAACTGTGATAGTTTCCATAGACGAGTCTCTTCGTCGTACACGTATAGCTTATTTGAAACTCCGTTATACTTCATACTATCCTTCAAACGCATATAGAGATACTTACCATATGCCGAATCAGTCGTTTCCAAATCGCAACGTGGTTCTAATCCATCTAACGAAACGGCTTCATCCATTTCCTTGTGGAGTATTTGAAATGGAAATCCCATCTTCTCGCTAACATAGTTTGATAGGGATACGCATAGTTCATCAACTCCTCCCTCAATCTGATCGACATCTTTAATAACTACCATGAATCCATCAAAACATAAAGAACCTACTTTGATATCGTTTTCCATAGCGAACGCTTCCATGTGTTGGAGGATTTGGTCTTCTACCTCGCAAAGGTAGTAGGACAGACACGAACCCTTCTTATTATGCTCCTTGCCGTTCTTTCTCGCTCGGTCTGTGTGTTTCTTGTTTTCTGGATGTCTCGCCTCATTATAAAACTCATCTGCCAATTCCTCTTGACGCTTTTCGAACTCAATCATACGTTGATCAGGATAAACGAATCGACTCTTGCCACCATAGATTTTAGCTAATACCGCTTTCTTAATCGTATCCTTTGTTCCCTTGAACTTCTTGTACGATTTCGTTGGTTCATCATATTCGCTCATGTCGAATCCGGAATAGTCCTTGATCCATTGGTCTCGATTAGATACATAGTCCTCCAAATGAGGATGAGTAAAGTTATGAGCTTTACACCAACGAAGAAGGATGACGGGGTGGGCGTTCTTGATATCGATATCATAATATAAGTCTTTTGAAATAGCTTGACGAATCTGTCGTGAAAGTCCTTGCAGAGAAGTAGACTCTGCAACACGTCGACCATACTTTGTTTTCGCATCATAGCGATATTTGATTTTCTCTCCTTTTACCTTGGATTGATAATATGCGTTGACGGTTGTTTCAAGAGTCTTGAAATCCGTTTGCACCCACTTTCTGGTCTTCTTGTCATAGACCCATGCTTCTTTCCCCATTCTCTCGTATACTACGTTTAGATTGTCTCGAATAAGACGGAGGTTCTCCATGTTGACGAGTTCGTTGAGTTCGGTTGCCGTAGACATTTGTTCGGTAGACATCCTTTTATATATATACAGATTTTTTTTTTAAATCGTTTTTATTTATTTTTATCTGGAATCAATTTTATTCATTTTTAAAATCTCAAATCTTAAATCTTAAAAATAGTTCCATGAGTTGGAATATTTAGAGAAAAATTATAGATTACCTCAGTTTTTCTGAGAACTGAGGAAAACATACACGTAGAATAGTTGAACATAGAATATATTTAAGATAAGAATTTAAGATAAATAAAAATGAAAAAATGATTTAAAAAAATCCTATGTATATATAAAAGGAATCATGACAACCCCATTCATCATCGAACGAATCGTCTACCGATCGTACACGGAAGCCCAGAAAAGAGCTACGGACAAATGGAATAAAGCAAATTGGGATAAGGTTCTTGCAAACGAGCGAGGACGGTACTATCGCCGTAAGGAACAGAATAAGTCGTTTATCGAGCTTACTAACCTAACTAAGGCTGTCGAACATCCGGATTACGTGCCTTCTCCTCCCAAGAGGAAATACCACCGTAAGGAGAATGAGGAATCGTAATAACATGTTCACCGCCGTGTTCGTCTTTATAGTAGACACGCCTTACATACTTATGGATCGTCGTATAGAGATAAGTTAACATTTTATATTAATTAATATAAAATTTTTATTTTGAAAGAAGAGTTGCCACCTTATCGAACCTCTCCTCGGTTAGCTTCATAAGTGCTTCTAATTTCTCATGGAGAGATTCGATCAGTTTTGCCTGTGATTCGATTTGCTTCTGTTGCTCCTGAACCGCCCCAATCAAATGCACGGTAAAATCTCCATAGTTAATTCCATAGCGAGTTCCATCATCATCATCGGTCTCTTTAATATTATCGTTCTTCCAACCGCTAACGCAATGCGGATTTGTTTGTAGAACATCTTGGGCGAGTAATCCAATACAGATGGTATCTTTTATAGATTGTGGAGGAGGTGTTGTATCTTTGCCGTCTTTATCCGTATCATAGTACTTGCGTTTGTAATACTTGGGCTTACACTTCATAATGCGTTCCAATGATCGGCTTGTTTTCAAATCATTAATATCTTCCTTTTCACGAGCATCACTAACATTTACCCAGCCACCACCAACCAAGTATGCAGCCATTGCACCATTCACATAGTGATAATGAACTGCCGCCCACACTTGAATATCCATCCAATTAACGCCTGGCCTGAGATTTACAATGAAATTTGTATTGATATTGTTTGATACGATACCATATGCAGCCTGTCCGCCACTAGGCTGAGTCGTATTACAAAAAAGCGTGAAGCCCAGCCCCGACCAGCTACCGATGTTTCCTGTTCCTGTTGTTTGATAATTCGTGATAACATTGCACTGATTTGCTCCACCTGAACCAAGAGATTGATAGGAAGAAAATGCTCCCGCAGTGCTCATCAATCTAACACCTCCACCCGTGTCATTACGAATGGTGTAGCAACTTTCGCCTCCATCAGCAGTACGTGTAGATGAGTTCAAAAAATGATTCACATTCCCAGCATTATTAACAATAATGAGATTGAAGTATGCCGAAGAACCAGCACTGTTATTTCTAAAATATGCGTGAGCGTCCCCATTCACACCGGCGTATTGATATTGATAGCGTGTGTTATTGTTAATGGAAGTAGTAGCATAATTATGGATATTGACAGTTCTGCCATAGTATCCCATATAGATTTCAGTTCCAGTTTTAGTGTCGATATGCACGTTGCCATTTGTGCAGATGATTTGGGCTACCCCTGAATCAGTGCCAGACCCAACGACTAACGGTTCATTCCACGTACCTCCGATGGGCTGAAAAGTGGTCTTTGTATTATCGCCCACGCCCTTCATACAACAGTCCATATATTGAGCCGAACCAGCGGGTGAATTAACGAATGCAGTTGTTGATCCAAATGTACCCTGATATTGACGAATGCCATAGGTATCCTTACGAACCATGAGAACATTCGTATTTCCACCCGAACTATCTACCCAACCGTTCATACCAATCGCATCGGCAAATGGTGCTGAACTATCGTTGTTCCATGAAGCAAAAAAGAACTGTTCTGTTGCTGGATTGATATCCTTGGGTCTAAGACTTCTATCATCCAACCGACCATATCCATACGATGGATTGATAGCCAAACATGACATGTCCCCACCCGCTGTAATCGCATTAGTCGCATAGAATGAATCCGAACAGTTGATTTGAGTGCCAGATGATTGATAGAGAAGACTGTTCGCAAACACATTCGCACTGGTTGCGTATGGTATATAGGTTATGCCTACTGATCCAGTAAAAACAGAGGATACGGGATTTGTGTATTTAATGAGCTGATTCGACGCATTTAATCCAATGGTAGTGATTGGTGTTTCTGTGGCGACACCTGTTATTGAAACTGCACCATTAATATTGGCAGAACCGATATCATGGAAAAAACCCGAAAAGGAAACGCTTTGATTAACCGCCGAGGCTTGGAAGTAAAAGACAATTGCTCCCGTGTATAAGGAATACCGGTTTGCTAAAAATGACCCGCTGACTGTTGCGGAACTCGTAGTGATGGCATAACCAACTGGGTTATCGTTAATTGCGACGGAAATTGTCCCCGCCGTGTTATACTGATACACATACAAGACAAGGTTTTGTGAACCAGACATACCAGTAAATGAAAACGAATTTTGAGATGATGTATAGACATAGGCACCAAGCCACATCGCCATTGCACCGCTTGAAACTCCCGCCGTCAACGTATAGGCACCAGATAGAATCGAACCTGCGGGAACACTAACAGGAAGTCCTACTGTGGTAAAATTTCCAGCCACCTGACCCGAGGGGGTTTGAATCGTCTGGATAATTTTGTTTAAATTTGATGTATATCCAACTCCTGTTGTTAGTGTGTTATTGAATGTATTCGTACCCGTCCATGTGTTATTGAGAGGAAGAAGATTGGTTGCCGTCGGCACCGCAAAGGAGTTAAGATTGCCCGATCCGTCTACTCCAAGTGCGAGAGAAGGGGTTGCCGATGTGATAGCCGTAAACTGAGCGGTTGGTGCTACTACTTTATTTGTTGCAGTTAACGTATATCCTTTTAGCGACCAGTTTCCACCGGTTGTCAAATCGACATCTTTGAAGGCTGGTGTCGATGTTCCTCCATACCCTACGTAGTTTGCAGAAGCAAAGTTTGCTACTGCGTTATCCTGTGTATCTACATATGTTTTGTTGCATAAATTATATCCTGTCGGGGCGGTTGTTGTTGAGATTGTATATGAACCCAAATCGACGTTTTTATCTGCCCCGATATATGGCACGATGTTTGTTGGATCAAGCGTTGTGCCATTTATAACAATAGAATCACCACTAATAATTTGAAGCCCGTCTACTGTGAGGGGATATTGTGGTTGGGCGATTCCGTTTAATGACATCTTTATTTATAGTAAATAATAAAATATTTCCTATAAGTAAAAACATGTCTCGTATGTCAATGAGACTTACCGACGAACGGGAAATGACGGCTCTACCCTTCAAACCTATTTACAAAGGTTTACCCCAGAAACCGGTCTTCTTTGCTAAAAAAGAGGATGGAGGTATCGTTGCCCCCTTTCAGAGATTACCTAAGTCGTTTCGTAAATTTTTAGATTCTCATGGAGATGAGTATATCGATACGTTCGAACTCTACCGTGCCCCGCTTGATCGACTCACCAATACGGTCTTACAACTCCTTACGGCAGGTGATTGGGATAACATCAAGAAACGAGCGGGTGCCGATTCGCTCTTCCATACCTATGCCGTTATCAATGGAAAATACTTATACGAGAAGACTGCCGTTCCGTCGTTGAAAGAAAGCAGTTCCTCTGCCGTTAGTAAGGAGGGAGCCGATAAAACACGAGCACCGATTCGCAGAACGACGATCCGTGATTTCATGGGTCGAGCGATCAATAAAATGGGTGATTTATATTTTAGCTATAATGCGTTCTCCAACAACTGCCAAGACTTCTTGATGGCGAGTCTCGAAGCGAATGGGATGTCAACCATGTTAACAAAGAATTTTCTTAAACAAGATACTAAAAAGCTTGTTGAAGAAACGCCTTCTTTGAGTAGATATCTCGCAGAAGGTATAACGAACTTGGCAAATAGGGCTACCAATCTGTACGAAGAGATTACCCAGAAGAAGGGCGGTATTCGTCGCCGGCATGGGATTGACTACACTCACTACTCCATGAAGAAGAAATTTGGGGCTTAAAGGCTTTTCATGATCGAGAAAATGAAAAGAGCGTACACGACGACGGCTATGGTATCAATGATATCCATTTTATTATTATCTGATAATAAAACTTTATGAGTAGGTATTCTTTTCGTAGGACTTATAGTTAACTTGATGATGAGGACGACCGTATTTAATAGTGCCTTTTACAACGTCTGAATGTTGTTCGATCAGAGATTTTAGTTTTGCTTCTACACCTGTTCCGCTATAAATAGTAGCATTTCCACCCTTCATCGTTAGTGTTGTTATTTTATTGCATAGATAGTTATTGAATAGGAACGTTGCGTATCCTTGCTTCAAGAAACGAAGACTCAAATCGGTATCTTCATTATACTTACCTCTCCATCTCTCGGTCATATCGTTTCGTAGAAGGATACATGAATAAATACGTGTATTTGATTTAATGATCGGTCGACGAACCGATATCTCGGGAATAAACATGAAGTAGTTCATTCCAGCCATTACTACGTTATTATGTTTCTCAACCATATTCTCGATATGTTGAAAGATATACCCACTTTTCACTCTCTCTTTTCGATTACGATTGAAACGATAGAATCCATCTAAATTATCGTCTAAAATCCAATGGTATTTATGACCGCCTCTGATCGAATGTTCCCATACGTAATTTCGAGCCGGAACACCACTTCCATTAAACGGAAGAGTAGTAGGCAGAACAATTATCTTTTCCTTCGAGATATGCTTTGCATAATTATCGTACTCTTGTTCCTCGATGACAATATGGTAATTTACTCCCATCGCTTCTAACGCATCTGTTGTTAAACGTTTCTCCCAACGTCCCTTCGAGATAACGTAAATAGGATACTTGGATTGATACTTACCCGCTACGTCTTCTATATCAGGGTTATTTATCTCTTTAATTATCGGTCGTTTAGGATACCACAGACTTAATGTCTTATTGGTAATGGTTTGTTGAAATATCTCTCGTAGCTTCTTTCGAGCATCTTCTGTATTAATCAACATTCGAAAGAAGGGGAAACAAGCGATCGGTTGGTTGCTATTCTTGAACTCGCTCTCCGTCCATGTAAAATTACGTAGGGGATTCGGATGTTCCTTCTCAGATTTTAACGGTAGAGAGACTCCAAGTTTTTCGCTTAGTTCTTTTACGTATTCGGGAACGACTCGAATCGTTAGTTGTTGATTTTTTTCATCTCCGTCGATCATATACATTAACTTACTCGTTTTTTTATCTTCTTTCTCGCTATTATCGTCTTCTTCCTCTTCTTCCTCTTCCTCTTCTTTGACTTCCTCTTCTTTGACTTCCTCTTTTGGCTGAAAGACCCGTTTAACAAGCTCTTCCTTAACCTTTTGTAGCAATTCTTCGAGTTGGGCGACGCTCATTGCCGTAAGTAGTTCCGTAAGCATTCTCTTTTATATATACCAAGATTTTTTTAAATCGTTTTAATCAATTTTAATTTTCAATTTTATTTATAAAATTAAAAAACGAATACAATTGCTGAAATAACGAATGGGCTGACATGTAGATAGGTTAATGAATGGGTAATAAGATATGCTTTTAGTGCTCCCCATGAATAATTGTAGACCCACTCTCCTACTTTTTTAAACACCCAAGCACCCATTTGAAAAAACTCTTTACCACGGAAGGCGATATTAGTTTAGCGTTTTGAAGTTGATTATCAAAATCGGCTTTGTTGATGGCATGGTGGGGAATGCTCGTCAATACATTGTTGCACGGGACTTGCTCGATGAAATCTTCGACTTTTTGAAGGACGCTTACGTAAGAAACGATTTTGTAAGCGGATAAGTCAGTTCGACCAAGGGTAAGACGGAAATTTTTAGACGACATATCACCAACGAGGTAATCAAACGGGGGTATCTGGCTAAGGGGCACGTTAACATACTTATCGTTCCACACAACAACTGATCCATATTCCTCAAAAACATCCATGTCTTCCTGAGACAGTGTTTTTGAGCATAGAATCAGAATAGATTTATCGTTAACTGCTTTAACGGGGACATCTGGCTGAACGACTCGGTTTATGACACTTGGTAGTGTATCGAGTCTTGACATTTTATAATAAAGAGAAGAAAAAAATTAAAAAACGGATTGCGATACTCTGCCACCCGTGCGTTTTTTTCCGTATACATCCACTGCTCCTGCTTCTCCATGTTGATATATCTCATCTGGTAGTGGTTCTTCGTAGTGTTCATTGCCATATTTCTTGCGACGCTCATACTCTCGAAACTTGATCGCTTCCATATCTCGTTCAATGTACTTCTCGCCAGACTGAATACCAGCGTATCTTGGGTTTCCCTTCTTCATGGTTCGTAGCTTAAATTCGGTGTCGCCAGTGTATAGTTCAAAAGAAGAACGGGGGTTATATGAAACAGGGATATCTCTTTCCGACTCTCGTTTCATTTCAACCTCTCTTGTCTCGGGCACTTGTCCTTGAAGGGGAAAGAACCCTGATGGCGGAGCGGTAAGTTGGTTTTGTTGGGGGCGTGGTGCATTGTCTCGTCCTGCTGGCGGAAAGTAGAAGACGGTGTTAAGACGTGGTCTTGCAAGTTTTGTAGAGCTATCGGCAGAAGGTACCATGGCGAGAGGATTACTTGACATGACTCCGCCGGTAGCGTGGGAGGTTGGAATCGCCCGTTGAGCTCTGGTGTCGACCGAAGCGAGTCCTGATCGGTTTGGAACCTGTGCAGGGTTTGGGGCACTACCAACCGGTGCTCTGTATCTAACATCTTCGGCTCTCATGTTTCCGTCGCCTTGGAAGTTTTGTTTCGCTACCGGATCGATAAGACCAACACCGTTTGGAACTGCGAAGTAGGAAGGGTTTTGAGTTCGTGGAGGTGTTGCGAACTGAATGTTTGGGGTGATTAGACGAGAGGTGGAAGTAATAGCTTTGTGTTTGGCATGGACGACTTTATCTACGTGGTGTTTTAATTTCCCCAAATCGATGTTAACGTTAACCTTCTGCGTATTGATATTGGTAGCGACTTTCGCCTTCTTCGCTTTCTTCTTCTTGCCACCTCGTTTCATGTTGTCAGGCAACTCATAGAACGGATGTATGTCGGGATGAGTCATTTCTTTATCTTTATGAAGAAATTAATTATTCTTTTTTACGATATTCGATCGGGTCGAAACGACGATAAAAGCGGGGAGGGTTGTGATAGCAATTGATGTGTAGGAAGGAGTATTCACTTGCCGTAGCGAACTCGTAGAGCTTACGCAAAATATTTTCGTCCATATTCATCTCTTCGATAAACGAATCTAACTCTTTCTTGTTATCTGTTCGAAAGATACTGATTAAATCCAGATTAGAACGAATGAGCGTTGGGAGGTACGTATTCCATTTTTGGAGGAGGTAAATATTTGTTATGTTGCGGTGCCGATTCTGAGTCGCCAACATATCCATGAACCGGTTCTCTTTTTTCTTGATGAGATGGATGCAATCGTCATAGATGATACAGTAGGCAGGTTTTCCCTTCTTCTTCTTGTCTTTACATTCTTCCGTGTGGGCATCAATCTTGGCGAGGATATCTTCCAATACATCGTTATTCAATGTTTCGTAATACTGATCGTCAATGTCTTCGATGAGTTCGTGTACCTTCGGATCGTTCTTTGCCGTTGGTGAAATGAAAAAGATTTTAGAAAAGTGATTGGACCATG